ATACTTGCTTGAAAATGTATTAAATAAATTCCTGTTGATGGAAAAGTAAATATACCAGAACTTTCTGTCATATCTGATCCAATATAACCAGCACCATCAGTATCAGCTTTTTCCCAGTTAGAAGATATTGGATCATGATTTCCAGTGCTATTCGCTGTTTTTCTCCATTGTTGAGCCATTGTAATTCCACCACCTTTTATAAGTGAGTAGTCTATTCTTTTTAAAGTTCCAGCATCACTTACTAAAAACTCATCAGTATCAGCTGGTTCAGATGCTAAAGCAGTTGTTCCAGATATTATATCATTATTTAGTTTTGTAGCAGTTACACTTGTTGATGCAAGTTGTGATGTTCCAACAGAACCACTTGGAGGATTTACTGTCTGAACAGCTTTACCTAAATAAATACAGTACATATCATCTGAACTAGCAGTTGCAGATGTTAATGTTAGTGTAGTACCACTAGCAGTATATGCTGCCGTTGGTTCTTGTCTTACAAAATTTATAAATAATGCAATTTCATTTTCATTAGCCACAGCTTGACTCAATGTGTACGAAGTAGTTGCACTTGTACTAAAGTCTTGCTTTGTAAATGAGCTGTATTTCTCAGCTGGTGTGTTTCCGATATAAGACATTTATATAATCCTTATGTACTAATTGAATCTACTACTGATAAAATGCAGTCCACAGCACTTGCTGTATCTGATAATGCTTCAACACTATCTCCTGATTGTAGAACTACTTTTGCTCCACCATCTATAAGTTCTAAAGAACCTCCAGCTGGTATTGGTGCATCTTTTATCAAATAATAGCTTGTGCTTGAGTTTTTAACAGTTGCACTAACTAAAACTGATGAACCTGATTTATTAGCAAATCTCATACCAATAATTGCATCATCACTATTAGCTGCTGCTCTTACTTCTGTAGCAGATGTGCCTATGCTTGTTTTTAAAACTCTTTCAAAATCTTGTGCCATTATTTTTTCCTTTTATTATTATTTTTGCCTACAAGGCAATCGCCATAGCTACAGCAAATCCAGCACTTGCTGCACTAGAGTTTGCATCTACTAAAGTTACTATTCTTGATAGAGCTGCTTTTCTGTTTGTACCACCAGCACCATCATCAACTACGATTAAATCTGATGTTGTTAAATCTGCTCCAATATCAGTTGCTCCATCAATATTTAAAGCTGATACTGAAACTTTATTAGCTGTACTGATCGTACCTAATTTTGAGTCTGCAATACTATTGATTGCAAGAGTAATATTTCCGCTAGATGTAACTGGTGAACTTCCTACAGTAAATTCTCCAGCACCAGCATCTGCAATTCCGATAGAAGTTACTGTTCCTGTGTTGCTTGGTGTAACTTGTGTGTAAGTAATTGATGTTGATCCAACTGATCCTGTATTATCAGTAGTACATAAAAATATTTTATTATCGTTTGTAGAACCTTGATTTACTACAACCATTCCACCAGATAATTCTGCAATACTATCATGCTCAGGATCTCTTGATGCAGCACCACTTGATACTGCTAAGTATAATCCATTTTCTGTAGCATCAGTTTGATCTTTAACTAAAACTCTATCTCCAGCTACAAGAGTAACACCATCAATGCTATCTCCAGCTTCTAAACCATTTGTTAAATTTACATTTGCTGTAGTTGCACATTCAGCTATAATTCTTGTTCTAAGTCCAGCAACAGCTTGATCTACATAATTTTTAGTAGCTGCATCTGAACTAGCAGATGGAGAACCAAGCCCTGTAACTGATCCACCTGATATAGAAACATTGTTTGCAGCTTGTGTTGCAATTGTACCTAATCCTAAAGATGTTCTAGCAGTAGCACCAGACTCTGTAACAAAGTTAGAACCATCACCAACAATAAAATTACTGTCAGTTGGTGTTAGTCCAGCAATGTCAGTTAGTTGTGCATCACTAGCTTGTTTTGCATCTAGTTGTGTTTGTATGTTTGAGCTTACGCCATTTAGATAACCAAACTCTGTATTTGAGATTGTACCATCATGAATTTTTGTAGCTGCAATAGCTGCACTTGCATTTATATCTGCATTAACAATTGCACCATCATTTATTTTTGCTGATGTAATTGCACTGTCTGCTATTTTTGCAGTAGTAACTTGGCTATCTGCTATGTGTGCAGTATCAATACTGCCATCAACATAATGCTCAGAGTTGATACTATCATCAGCTATTTTTGTACCATCTACTGCGTCAGCAGCAATCTTAGCTGTTGTTACATTTGCATCTGTAATTTTAGCAGTTGTGATTTGTGCATCTGCAATATGAGCTGTGTCTATTGAACCATCTACATAGTGTTCACTGTTAATACTGTCGTCTGCAATTTTAGCTCCTGTTACAGCATCTGCTGCAATCTTTGCAGTTGTTACGGCACTATCACTAATATTTGATGTGCCAATAATTTCTGTTGGTATAGATGAATTTGTTTTTGATAAAGCACTAATATAAACATTAGAGATAGCTTCATTAGCTAGAGAACCACTATCCCAAGTAACATTTACTGTTGTGTTTGTAGAAAATGATGAACTTGCAATCGTACCATAGATTGTACCTGGTGTTGTTGCAGTTAATTTAATTCGTCTGCCAGCATGATAAATAGAAGTTACATTTGCACCATTTATTGTAAATGACGTAGCTGATGCGTAAGCAGCAGTGTAGCTTGCATCCCCATCACCATACTCAATCCATTGTGCATCGTTAAACCAATCTCTAGTATTTTTCATCAATGCTCTAATAGCATTATTCAAATTACTAGGTAGCATACCCTCATCTACATCAATAGAGTTTAATGTAGTGTTGCTTGCTTGTGTAGTTGAGTAATCTTTAATATTTGTTGGCATATAACTCCTAATTCATAAACCAAGCAAAAGCTTTATCGCTTTCACTATTATTTTTATTAATTAAATTATTTACAGCTTCTTCTACTTGTCTTTGAAAGAACTCTTGAGTTTCAATTGAATATCTTATGTTATCTATATCTACTTTATCACTCATTACCTAGATCCTCCTTGACTTGCAGTTAAGTCTATTCCTTGAGCATGAGTCCAAATACTTTCTGCTGGTATTTTTACATTTGCTCTAAAATATCTACCTGATTGTCTTACTGGTGCTATACCAGTTGTATTCATTGTACTTGAAGATGAACTTGTAACTGAATCTGAAAGTTTATCTCTAGTCTTAATTACAACATTAGATGAAGCATCAACTAAAGGTCTAATTCCTGTTACGTTTGCTCTTAATCCAGGAAACAATTCTGTTTCTTTTGTTTCTAGTTCTGCTTCTAAAGCTTTTCCAGAAAATATAGCTGCTTTAAAGTTTTCATCAATTGCACCTAAATACAATTGTCCACTTGTCCAATAAGCACTATCTAGTGATATATTAATATCATCTAAATTTTCTGAAATAATATCCATTAGTTCAACAGTAGTAATAACCATAAACTGTTTAAATATTTGTGATGCTTGTACATTAGCAACTGACCATTTTTGCGTTACATAATTATAAATTAATAATCTATCGCATATACCAGTAGTGTTAGGATTATTTTTACTTGGATATAACCATAACGCTAAAGTATTAAAAGGATCTACCGCAGCTGATATTCTATCTGTATAAGCTTTGTTTAAATCACTATCAAAAAATCTATTTACTTTTTCAGCTCCTATAGGCAATACTTGGTCGCCAGAAATCTGAAAGAAACCATCATCTGCATAGAAAAATATTTGCCTGTTGTCTTGGCAAACAGTTTGTCCATAAACAGCACCTCTATTAGGTGATATAACTGAAAATCTAAAAATTACATTACCACCAACAAAGTCCATCCTGATTATTTGGTTTTGTCTAAATACATAACCAACCTCACCAGAAGTTATGGCAACAATCTGTCCACCACTACCAGGTAAGTCTTGTGTATCACTAGACTTAACTCCAGCTTCCCATGTTGCAATGTCATTTAAACCTGACCAAGCAACTCTGTTCTTTGCATTTTCTATATTACCAGTTACTAAAAAATCTCTAATTACACCACTTACTCTAAACTTAGATGGTACTGTGCCTGAGCCACTACTTGTAACTAAGCTTTGCAAAGTTGCAAAATTAGTTGATGTACCCATTTGATAATACATTGGAGGATTAACTCCATTACTTGCTATTACAAATTGACCAAATTGAGTAAATGTAAAAAAATCTGTATCGCCACCACTAACTGTGCAGCTACCTTTAACACTAGAAAAAGTTCCAGATGTTAATTTATAAATATTGTCTTTTGTACCAACAAACGTAAATACTGTGTTTTGGTTATCTCTAAAACTACCAGCACCTTTAGCATTTTGTGTTACATTAGATGCACCGCTATAAGCAACTAAACCTTTTACTGGTTTGTAGCTTGTTTGTGCATGGTACACATTGGTTGCTACTGTAGCACCAGGATTAAGGTGATCTGGTTGATCTGGTAGCCACTCTCCAAAAGGTAATTGCATAATTAAGCCGAATTAGTTGTTGATGTATAATTACTTTTAAATGGTGAAGCGATTGTATCTTCACTTCTAATTTGTAAAGGAGATCCACTAAATTGATCTTCTCTGTCATTTAATTCTAGTCGTTCAAGAGCTGTAGCGTACATCTGTTGCCAAGTTTGAACTTGTTGCGGATTGTACCCACCTAAAAAATTAGCTGCATGAAATAATGAGCCATATAAATATATAGCTGGATGATCTGTTAAAATAAAGTTTGTTGCATTTGTAGATGATAGTGCATCAAACTTTTTATAATAATTTAAGTAGCCTGTGTAACTACTATCAGGCTTTGGTGTAAATCTAAATGTATCACCTAAAATTGTATAAGCTTGTGGTACACCAGTTACAGAAGTTCCTTTTACTTGATCCATTTGTGGTGGAGTCATGTAACGTAAAGGATATTTCGTACTGCCACTTAAAATGTAAAAATCTCTTACTTGTAAAAAGCCTGTAGGTATAGACTCAGTTTCACTATCAATTGTAATAGTGCTTTGAGCTATCATTTTTCTAACTCTTAACTTAGAGTTAAAATCAGCTTCTGTTAAAACTATAAAGTCATCTGCTATCTCATCAGTTAAATCTGATCTGTTTAACCAATTAGCTATTGATGCTTTTAGTGTTGTGTAACTTGTTAATGCCATTAAAATTTACCTGGTGCAGTTCTAAAATATCTATAATCAGAACTATTTAATTTTTCTCTTAGTATTTTGTGTTGAACATCTTTAGGTAACGCAAACCAATTACCTTTGTTTTGGTCTTTGTTATACTCTTTTGCCCAAATTTCTAAAATGATGGTTGGAATAGAAGCTACTCTTTTTAATCCTTTGTCAGGACTATAACCATCGTTAAGATTATATAACTTTTTATTGTGGTCTAAAATAGGCTTATGATTAATTTTTCTTTCTTGAACTACACCCTTTTCACTTTCGTAAAAGTTTTCAGTTAGTAATCCAGTTTGTTCTGTACTAATCTTACCCATTATCTACCTTGCCCTTTGTACCTTGTAAGTTTTTTGTTTCGTTTCTCATTCTTGTTCAATCGTTTTTTATGTTTGCCTAACTTTTTAGGTTTAGGTCTAGGTACGAAGTGAACAAACTTTTGCCTAGCCACTAGCTTAGTTCAGAAATAGATACATTTGCTGAACCTATAGCTGCAACTTTTTCACCTGGATTAACCTTAAATATTTCTGGTTGATCTGCTGGTATAAAGATGCTGCTAGAAGTAGCTGTAGGACTTGAGCCAAACAAAATATGACAATCTGCATCTGCACATATTCTTACATACAAAGTATATGCACCAAAAGCACTTGAGGCACTTGATGAACCACTTGATGCTAGCATTTGTACTGTTGTTGGTCTTAAACCATAATTAAAAGCCATCTTATTTACTCCTTATTTTTTTCTTTTCTTCATTTTAGATTTGACAATCTTTGCTTGAAGTTTTTTTGGTAAAGTTCTTTGCTTGGCAGTAAGAACTGCTTTGCCTTTCATTTTACCTTTCATTAGTATTTTCTCATCTTAACTTTTTTGCCCATTTTCTTAGCTGCTTTCTTAGCTGCCATTTTTCCTTTTTTTGTATAAGCAAATTTCTTTTTTCCGACCATCGGCATAGTTTTTCTCCTTTTAAAATTTTGTTGTGTACTTGGGGGAAGTACCGCTAGGCAAGATCCCCCAAATTCTGTTATCTTCTAATAACAAAAGTTACTAAAAGCTTTTTTGATCCTGTAGATGCACCATCAGTAATCATTTCGATAGTTCCATCTTCTGATACTGAGTTTAAAGCTGTAGGTTCTGCTGTATCAACAGTTCCAGCAGCTGAACCTGAGTGTGCTACAGTTATGCCACCACCAGTTACTGCTGTACCGCCAATTTCAAATGAAATACCAGCGTTAGCACCAGAGATAGCTCCTTGTAAGGCAGTAATAATTTTAATTATTCTTCCGCCATCAGGTACTGCAACAAAAGTAGAAGATGCAGTTGATATATCTTCTATTTCCGCAGTTAAAAAGTAATCGTTTAAAGTTCTCATGTTTTTTTCCTTTATTTGCTTCGTTCCGCCATTGATTGACTTCAAAGACCAAACAAAAAGTTAATGAAAGTAGAGGGGATTGCTCCCCTCCACATTAATTTAAGATTATGATGTTGTTAAATCAAATACACCACCACTTGCTTTTTCGTTTTTAGAAACAAGTGTGTATTCTGCTAACAATGCCTGTTTAGTTGCGTCACCAGTTTTTGCAAGATCCATAAGTTGGAAATCTCTTAAAAAAGCAACACCCCACATATCAGGTTGTATCACATAAGCTGATCTGCTTCTGCTGAATCTGTTAGGTACAACTGTCATCGCACCAAAGTCAGACTCATATACATCAACAGCAGCAACTAATCTTTTGTTTTCTGCTGGGTCAAATCTAGTTGATCCACCAGTAAAGCCAGATAGCACTTGCTTGTTGAAAGAGCCAAGCATAATCATAGATGGATCTCCACCCTCATCCCAACACTGCTTGATTACGTCTTTAAGCTGTGCTTCAGTGAAAGCTCTTTGAGTTCCATCAGTTCTAGCGTTAGTTCCAGATGTGCTTGGGTCAGCACCAGAACCACCACCTTTTGATGTGTTAGTTTTAATCCAAGATTCTAAACCAGCTAATCTTCTTGGTGTAGAGTCATCACCAGTTACTGGTGCTTGGTTAGCAGTTAGCGATGTTTCCATATCTCTTTTTAGCTCTTTAGAAGCTTTAGAGATTTGGTAAGCTAACTCATTGTTTCTACCAGCTTTAGATACTGAATCTAAAGTACCAGAAACGATCACAGATTTTCTTGAAATTTGTGTTCTGTTTCCAAGTCTAGTAGTAGCAGATGGAGCAGCGAAAGAAATTTCATCACCCTCAATCTGATAGTTGTCAGATGCAGCAGCAGCTAAAGCATCTGTTTGCCACTCATGGAATACAGCAGAAGCATTTTCTTTTGCTATACCACTCATGAATGGAGTGTCAGTTGGAGAGATTGAATAGATAATATCTGATAAATCTTCTCTTTCACCAACTGCATCATATGTACTGTAAGTATTTGTTACCTGAGCCATATTGTTCTCCTTAGTTGTTGAGTTATTGTTTGTTAATCATATCTAAAAAGATGCTAGTAGCGTCTTTAACGCTTCCAGATTTTTTTAGTCGGCTCAACTTTTCTTTTCTAGCTTTAGAACTAATCTCAGATTTGCTTTGTTTCACTCCAGAAGTAAAAACTTTACCAGGCTTTGTAATTTTTTTTGCAATATTTGGTTTTGCTTTTTGTAAATTACGATATTTCATGGCATCGTTCACCAACATCACTATTCTATGGTCATAAACTTGTGCTACTTCTGTGTCGTTAAACCCATAAGCGTTCAAAGTTGATTTCATAGAAGTTTTAAGCTGACTTGCTTTGTCAGGATCACTAAATTCTGGCATTTTAGATACCAATTTAGTTTGTTGATCCTTTAAATAGCTATCAAACTGTTTTTTTTGCTCAGATTGATTTTTAGCCATAGCAGAATTTATTTTTTCTTGCTTTTTTCTTAGCCTATGTTCAATCCTAGCAGCTTCTGTTGGATCTTCTTCGTACAACTTCTCTAAATCAGCAGAATTAATCTCTTGATTGAGTTGTTGTTGTGCAACTGACAGCATCTGATTAGCTTCATTAAGCTTTGCAGAATAGTCTTGCCTTTGCTTTTCAGACTCAGACACAAATTGTTTCTTTTCATAAGAAAGTTCTTCTGTCTTTCGTCTATAATCAGCATCTCTTGAGTAACCATTTCTCAACTCATCAAGGGTAACATCGTATTCTTGACCAGCAACTTTAACTTTGTAAAGTTGATCTTCGGTGGAATCCTGTTTCTCTTGAGTCTCAATTTGTTCTTCGTCTTGAGATACTTCTTCGGTTGCTTCCTCTTGCGATTCAGCTTCCATTTTTTCCTGTTCCTCAGGTTGATCTTCTGTAGAAGATTCCTGTTCAGTAGGCTCAGGAGAATTTTGTTGTTGTTGTTGTTCTTGTTGTTCTGGTTTTACCTCTTGTTTGGGGTCTAGCAAACCAGTTATTGCTTTTGTTGCTTTTGAAATGTCAGTTTCAGCTTCCGCAAGCGGATTAGCATAATTGTCTGCCATTGTTTTCTCCTTTAAGTTAAGCTCCTGTTGTGTAGGTTGGCTTATCCTAAACTTGATTGTTTAGAATTTTTGATTTTTGATTGATTTACGATAATCCTCTAACTGTTTAGTAGCTAGTTTTCCTGTATCAATCATTTCTAATAAATTTTGTTCTACTTTACCTACTACATTGTAGGCTAACCAAAGCTTTTCTCTTGCCTCAGTTTCTTTAGCTCCAGTATTAAATAAACTATTTGCGTAAAGTTTTTTTAATTTATCAAAACTTTCTTTTAATAAAGGGTTTTCAAAAAGCTGTTTAGCTTTGTTCGCTTGGCTCACTTCCTTTTGGAGCTTGCCCACCTGATCCTTGTCCATATAATTGTCTTATCTGATCTTGTACTTGTTGCGATGTTTCCGCTGCTTTTCTAAAATCGTTTGTGCTTTCTGCAACTAACATTTTATTTAAGTCAGCATCTGCCTTTATTTGTTGTGAGTCTAATTGAGCATTGTATTTAAGTTCTAGCTCTTTTAGTTTAATTTCATTTTCGTAAAGAATTTCTGCGTTTTGTGATTTAACTTTTTTCAGTTCTATTTCTAGTTCAGCAATCTTACGCTGTTCTTCACTTGCAATTCTTCTAAACTCAATTTTTTCAATTGGTGTTAATGGTGGCTCAGGTGGTGGTGTAACCATACCTTTACCCATGTCAGGATTTACAAAGTAATTCTCAACATTTTTAAGACCAGCATTTTCAATTATTTTAGCTAAACTGTTATAAATATTTTTTAAACTTACCATTGGATATTCTCTATTGCCTTGCAATTGAAAAGCCTGGAGTTGTCTTTCTAAAATATTATTTAGCATCATAATCTGTTGTTCTTTAGAACCTGATCCTAAACCAACAGTAATACTAATATTAAATCTG